ATAAAATCTAAAGCTTTTTGGGGTTATTCTAAAGAAGATTTTGACAAGGCTTGTGGTTATTCTGTCGATGGTTTTGGCAGTTATTATGAATACCTACAATCTGAATACGTAGAAATCCTCGAGTACTACGGGAACGTATTCGACTCTAAGACAGGTGAGCTTAGTCTTGACCGTATGATTACTGTAGTAGACCGTAGAACTGTTGTTCGTGATGTAGAGATACCTACCTACAGTGGTAAGCCGCCTATCCGTCACGTTGGTTGGAGATTGCGTCCTGATAACCTATGGGCAATGGGGCCATTAGATAACCTAGTAGGTATGCAATACCGTATTGACCACTTAGAGAACCTTAAGGCTGATGCAGCAGACTTGATTGTACACCCACCACTTAAGATTAGGGGTGATGTAGAACAGTTTGCATGGGGGCCTAACTGTGAGATTCACTTGGATGAAAATGGGGATGTGTCAGAAGTGTCTAAGAGCCTTGCTGGGCTTATTCAAGCAACTAATGACATCCAACTATTAGAGGACAAGATGGAACTCTATGCAGGCGCTCCTAGAGAGGCTATGGGCATAAGAAGTCCTGGGGAGAAGACAGCATTTGAGGTTAGCCAACTTCAAGCTGCTGCTGGTCGTATTTTCCAAGAGAAAGTAACTACGTTTGAACTTCTTCTTCTTGAACCAAACCTAAACGATATGCTTGAGCAAGCACACAGAAATATGGGTGAGGCAGAGGCTTTACGTGTCCTTGACCCAGAACTAGGTGTAAGCGTATTCCAAAGCATTACAAGAAATGATTTAGTAGGTGATGGTGTATTACATCCAGTAGGTGCTAGACATTTTGCTGAGCAATCTAAGTTTGTACAGGATATGGCTAACCTATCTAATAGTAACCTAGCTAGCTTCATTGCTAACCACGTCTCAGGTAAGGCACTAGCTAAATCGCTAAGCTCAGCACTTAATGTTGAGAAGCAAGGTATATTCCAGCCTAATATCGCCCTAGAAGAGGCTATGGAGACACAACGCTTACAAGCAAGCCTAGAGGAGCAGGTACAGACGGAAGCTTCTCAGAACGCACCAGAGGTTTAATATGAAGACAGCAATAACAGCAGGTTTAGATAAGGACGCTAAGAAAGATATGGAGGCGGCTTTTAAGTCGTCTTCTTTCTTAAGAGAACGCCTACAGGAAATACTAGATAAACGTATTAAAGAGAATAGAGACAAAACTATCTCCGAAGACACCTTTAAAGACCCTAACTGGGCACTACATCAGGCTTATTTAAACGGTTTAGAGGCTGGTTTAGAGGCTGCTAAGGGGTATCTTAAGGATTAATAATTAATTATTTTATATTTTTATTAATTATTTTCCCTCCTTTTCGCGTTTTTTGGAGTCTATATTAATAGTGAACGAAGTGAACATTAATCAGTACTACTTAGAAAGTCTTCTAAGAAATACTATTAAGAAATAATAAAAATAAGAAAGCCTCCTAAGAAGACTCCTTAGGAGTACTTATAAAGGGTGATTAGCTCAGTTGGTAGAGCAGTAAGCTGTTAACTTATTGGTCACTGGTTCAAGCCCAGTATCACCCACCAATTCAATAAACAAAAGGAAAAGAAATGAGCGACCAACTCTTTCAAGAAACTCCTAGTCAACAAAATCCTCAGGAAACCCCTGAACCACAACAAACTCCTCCTCAAAGTGACAACCTATTTGCCGACAAGCTTAGTTCAATCACTGATGAGACAGGTCGCCCTAAGTACGGTGATGTAAGTACTGCGCTAGATGCACTTAAGCATTCACAACAATTCATTCCTCAGCTACAGTCAGAGAAGAAGCAAGCAGAAGAAGCTTTAGCTAAACTCCAAGAAGAGAATGAAGCACTTAAGAAAGCTCAAGAGCAAGCGCTTCAGCAACAAGTTCCTCAAGAGCCACCAGCTCCCGCAGGTCTAGATGCTGAGTCAATAGAGAAGCTCTTAGAAGAAAAGCTAACTGCTAAGCAGCAAGCCTCTCAACAAGAAGCTAATCTAAACAAAGTTCTTTCAACCTTGACAAGCACATTTGGTAATGAGGCTCAAGCTAAGGTTGATGAAGTAGCGGCAGCTAATGGTCTTTCTAAGGCTGAGCTGCAAGAGTTATCTAAAACAAAGCCTCAACTTGTTCTCAATATGTTTGGTGGTGTTACTGCTAGTCCTAAGCCTACAGGTGGTGGTCATCAGTTCGGTCATCAGCCTCCTGCTAATGAGATTCCAGCGCCAGCTAAGAGTATGTTACGTGGTGCTACTCAGAAAGAGATTGCAGAACATATGAAGCAAGTACAGGCATATGTTTATAAGAAGTATGACGTTCAACAATAAAAGGTAATTAAATGCAATTAACCGATAACACACGCGCCTTTATCGAAGCGGAACAGTACAGTACATTCATCCTACAGAATTTGCATGACGGCTTACTGCCTGAAACTTTCTATCGTAATGTTTCTGACTTCCCTGCTGGTGAGACGCTAAACATTAAAACAGTGGGTTCAGTAACTTTACAAGAAGCGGCTGAAGATACTCCACTAGATTACAATCCAATTGAAACTGGTGAAATCACTCTACGTGTTACTGAATCAAAAGGTGACGCTTGGTATGTGACTAAGAAGCTTCGTGAAGACGGTGCAGACATTCCAGCATTGATGGCTCAACGTTCAGTTGAATCTACTCGTGCTTTCCAAGAAGAGTTTGAAACATTCTTCCTTAAGACGTGTAACGATGCTCAGACTGATGCAGACCCTAACACTATTAATGGCTTTGCTCACCGTATTGCTTCAGCAGAAACTAATGACATCTTTGCTCTAAGTCACCTTGTTAAAATGCGTTTAGCGTTTGATAAGGCTAACGTACCAGCAGAGGGTCGTGTATTCATCTGTGACCCAGTTGTAGAAGCAACTCTTAATAACAAAGTGACAATCACTCACGATGTTAGTCCTTTCGGTAAGATGATTCTTGAAGGTGGTTTAGCCTCAGGTCAACGTATGATTATGAATCTGTATGGTTTTGATATTATGCAGTCTAATCGTCTTCCTACAGGTAACTTCGGTGACGGTACTAACACTGTTACTGGTGCAGTAGCTAATATTGCTATGTGTATCTTGGACGACCAGACTAAGCCTATTATGGGTGTTATTCGTCGTATGCCTGCTGTAGAGGGTGAGTACAACAAAGACTTCCGTCGTGATGAGTTCGTTGTTACTTCTCGTTATGGTATGGGTGCTCAGCGTCGTGACACACTAGGTGTTATCATCACTTCTGCTTCTAACATCGAATAATAGGAATAACTAATATGGGTTTTGAAACAAGTCCTTTTGGCAATGCTGCTGGTTCTAACGTTACAACTGACGTTAACAACCACTATGGTCAGCGTGTATCAGGCGGTCAGGAAGGTGTTATTAAGACTGACGGTTTGTATAGTGAATATAAAATCAATGTGGACAGTGACCGTCTAGGTTTTGCTTTCCCCGTTCTTAACGGTGCATTGATTAAAGAAATTGTATCAGACTTTGCTACAGGTGCTATCACCACATTAACCATCGGTGGTGTGGATGTATCAGGTGCAGATGGCTCTGATTTGAATGATGTAGAACTTGCTTCCAGCAACACTGGTGCAGTGGTCTTAGCAGGCCCAACGGCAGGTTCAGTAATTATTCGCTACCTTAAAGCTCCTGCTTAATAGGTGTCCAGAAAGCTGGCTAGTGGTTAATCTCGCTAGCTGGCTTTTTTATTATGTGGAGAAAATTAAATGGCAGATATAGAGCACAGGAATATTCCTGATAGTGAACTGCATGAACCTAAGGGTGCTTCTACTGCGTTAGTAGGTCAAGTCTACACCTCGGATGGCGCGGGTAGTGGTAGTTGGCAAATACCTCCTTCAGTAGACCCAACTAACATTTCAATCAACCGTCTTATTGATGCTGAGAGTGTGGCTGCTTCTCAAGAGCCTACAGGTACAGGTGAGGCTAATGCTATTCAAGTTGAGTTTGGCCCAGCATTAAACACAGCTAGTGATAAGGTTCAGCTACTAGCTGACGGTACTTTAAGATTTAATCAAGCTGGATTATACCGAATTAAGATTACCTTAATGTATGGTCGTACAGGCGGTGCTGGTGTATCAGAACTTAGGTTTAGGGTTTTGGTAGCAGGTACTCAAGCAGGTAGAGCGTTACAGCAACAAGACTTAGCTAACATTCTTAATCTACAACAAGCAGACATTGGTGCTGCCCAAGCACAACAGCTTCTACAGCAAGGTGCTTTAGGGCTAGGTACTGGTTTATTAAGTACAGGTTACATGCCACAACAGCAAGCATTAGCACTGCTAGAGGCAAGTCGCATACCTGCACAGCTACAACAAACAGGTCAACTTGCAGGTGCTCAGTTGCAGTCTCAATTAGGAGGCCGTGGTATTGAGTCTTTGTTACAAGGCACTCAGTTGTCTCAAGAAGCTCAACTGGCTATGAACCAGAGTCTAATGCAAGCGTTGGCAGGTAGACAAGGACTAGCAGGGGAGTTCACAGGTGGGTTACTAGGCGGTATTGTTCAACCTGCTATTGAGGCTTTGCCTAGTTGGTTGAGTGGTTTATTCTCAAGTAGGCCTGACTACGATGCTATGTCAGACGAAGAAAGAGAACAAGCCATGTACGACATATTTAATTAAGGAGACAGCACAATGGCACAAACAGATTTAAGAGGAATGTTGACAGAAGGTTTATTTGAACCTGCTCAACAGCCTACACCACGTTCTTACAGAGAGTCTATACTAGGTGCTGCTCAACAAGCAGGTACAGGTCTGCGTAGAGGATTAGGTGCTGTTACAGGCAC